AAAACTCGGGACAACTCGTCCGTCGTGGTGCAGAGGCGTCCCGGCTAGTCGCATTTCGTCCGCGAAGTCGTCGATCAGCAGGCGCTTCATGTCGTCGGCGTCCCACTTGCGCCCGATGTGCTCCACCTGGGCGGCTATCTCACCGATCATGGCGTGGTACTTTTCTTCCTGCGCCCGCTTCTTGACTGGCTCGGAAAACACAGCCATCCAGCCATCGGGCGCTTCCATGCAGTAGGCGGCAGCATTGCGGCGTGCTTGCTCATGGACGAGGAAGAACGGGCGGCGAACTGTCATTTGATTTCGAGCCGCGTACCCTGCGCCAGCATTGCGCCTGGAACATCGACGCCGGCCTTGAGTGCATCCTTGATTGCGGTCTTGTCCGGCGCAGCTGGCGGCGGTTCCGGCTGGCGCATGAACTCGGCAGGGATCAGGCCCGGCTCGAAGATATCGACGCTCGGCGGGTTCTTGCGCAGCGCGATCTTGAAGTGAGGGCAGGACACCTCCTGCACCCCGGCGATTTCCATGCCGGTCTTGAGGCGCTCCAGCATGTGGGCTGCGCGCTTCTCGATTGCCTTGCGGCGCTCGGCCATCTGCTTTTCGGCTTCCTTGATCGCGGCGGCGGTGGCTTCCATGTTGCGGATCACGAAGCCGTAGTTCTGCGCCTTGAGTTCCAGCGGCCATGCCTCGGCCTCCAGCGTGTCCTTGATGGTCTGGTCGTCGGCGTCCGAGTCCATCAGTACATCGGTGATGTGGCGGTACTCGGCAGCGATTTGGTACAGGGTCAATGCGGTCATGTCATTGAGCGCGGCCATTACAGCCGCGCCTCCTTGGGTTGCGATTAGAAAGGGATATCGTCAAGTCCGGCCGGCATGCTGCCACCAGCCGGGGCGGCCTGGGGAGTGGATTGGCGAGAGCCTTTCAGCTTCTTCAGCGGCACGAGCTGAGAGACGAGCTTTTCGAGAATCTCGGGCTGCTTTTTATCCAAGATTTCGGTCGCCACCTGCTCGGTGCTCGGATCGAAGAAACCAGCGAACACCGGCTTTTCGGCGATGGAACCGTCCTTCTTCTCGTACTCTTCCATCTGGAGCAAGACGCCGATGGGCTTGTTCTGCAGATCGGGGAAGCATTCGATATTCACCGACTGCATGCTGTTGCTGTTGCGGTCGTATTCTTCAACCACGGCGTCACGGCTGCCGATATTGCGAACTTTCAGGCAAGTCATGATTGCCATGAGCTGCTTGTAGCCATAAATGCGCTCACCGTCCTTATTGACGGTCCATACGCTCAGGTAGTCCGCCGTCTGCCCACTGTTGGATTTGAAGGAAAATTCGACCCCTTGGGTGCCTTGATTGCTCAGCACTTTTTTGGCTTTGGTGAACGCGCCGACATATTTGCCGGTTTCGGTGATGCGGCCGCTCGCGGTGTCGGCCTGCTTTGCTGCATCGGTGTCGAGGGTGTACTCGCTCATTCTTAGGCTCCTGTAAGTTCGTAGTACGAGGAAATTTGCGCGTCGATTGCTGCAAGGTCATTCGGGACGCGCTCCGAATCAAATAGGCCAATCGGCGATTTCACCGTGTCATGGCCGTTGTTCCTGGTGCTGAAAAAGTAGTCCTTGTCGGTGACGACCGTACGCAGGACAATGGTGAACAGACCTTCGGGCGTGATCTTCTCGTCCAGCATCTTCCCGATGGTCTTGATCTTGATATCACCCTGCTCGTTGGTTTGCGTGTGACTCATGAGGTACACGCGCACATCGTCGGCCAGCGTGTTGGCCACGTTGAACAACTCCCATGCGTGCTTGGCGATTTCGGTGAATTTGTCGTACCCGCGCTCGTCTGAGCGGCGCATGAATTCGTTGGCGAGGACATACTGGAAGTCGTCAACCACGATCACCTTGCGCTTGGTTTTGCGCATAATGGTTGCGATAACAGTCCAGTCGTCGGAAACGATAATGTTCCCGTCTTTGTTCTCGGGCGAGAAATAGGACCAGCCCTTGCTGCGGAATGGGAGCGGCTTCTTTACGACCTGAATCAGCAGGGTATTAGCAGGGTTCATGTTCCGCATGCTGGCGGTTTTGCCGCTGCCGGATTCGCCCAAGATCACTGTGCTTATGCTCATGTTGTCCTCGTTGCTCTGGTTGCTCAAAACGGTAGGTTGTGCTTCTTGATGTACTCTTCCTGCTCGCGCTTCTGTTCTTCGGTATGCACCGGCTTCCACGTTGAGCGATGCCGGAACCAGTCCTGGGCCTCGCGCTGGCGCTCCTGCTCGACGCGGATACGCTCGCGGACTGCGTTCATATCGACGGTCATCAGAATCCCCTCCAGTACGTGACAACCGCCCTTGCCATCGCCTTGCGCCCAAACCCTGCGCGGCGAAGGGTGCGGTGCTGGGTGCAGATGAAGTGCAACATGGCTACCACTCCGCAATCTGGTTGCGCCTCTCGGCCAGCCGCACCTGCTTTTGCCGCAGCCACTTTTCGCGCTTGACGGCGGAATCGCGCAACGCGATCAAGTGTGCGACCTCTTCCTCCGTGTCCTTGTAGCGCCAGGCGTTCAGCCAGAGCATTGGGCGCTTGAGGGTGTGGCGTACTGAGCGATAGGCACGAGACAGCAGGCCGGACTGCATGACTTGCGAGGCGGTGCGCATCATGATTTGCCCCAGCCGAGGATCAGGAACACGATCGCGCCGAGAGCCGATACGCAGGCCAGCACGAGCAGGTAGCCGTCGCCTTTCATAGCGGCTCGCCGACCAGTTCTTCGCCGACGCTGACCAGCTTCTCGAACAAGAAGGACTGGAGCTCGCGCGTCAGGTCCGCCCAGCCGTGGCGCAGATGCAGGTACTCTTCGATGAGGGTCGCCGCCAACTGCTTCGTGCCGCCCAGGTGGAATACGCGCTCGGCGACGAAGATGGTCTCGTTGTGCGCCAGCCCGAGGGTGCCTTCGCCGAGACTTTCGACCACCTTGATCGGGTAGCTGCCCCGAATCTGGAAGCCGATCTTCTCGCAGAAGTCGAGCGCTTTTTCCATGCTCTTGTGTTGCACGGCGGTGAGCTGGATTTCCTTCGGTTCGACAGTACGCTTGGTCGCGTCCGTCCAGACTTTCAGGGCGGTCGCGTTCATCTTGGTGAGCCTGTCACCCACTAGGCTGCCGCACACATCGAGAAATTCATCGGACGGCGCTATACCCCATCCGTGGAAGTCGAGCCCGCCTTCGAGCGTGTCGTCCTTGGCTGTCAGTACTGAGCGCAGGAACGCCCTGTCGTTCGAACGCAAGATTGCGGTAGCGATTCGGTAGCGCGGCTGCCACTGCTCCTTGACTGTGCGATCCTCAGTGAGGTCGAGCTTGCAGGTGTCGTTGTAGGTAAAAATGCTGGTACAAGGCAGCCGCATAACCCGCACGCCACGGTAGTAGAAGTCATTGCCGGGACGGTTGCGCACCTCGATGTTACCGATGAGGAATGCTGGCGCATCCTCGAGGATGTACTCGTGCCTCTTGCCGAACACGTTTTCGAAGCCCTCGCCCTCGACGATGATCTTCGTCGTGCCAGCCTCTGGCGCTGGCGCCTTGAACTCAAAACTTCCGTCACCACCTTCGTCCCGGCAGTTACAGGCAATCTCGCGGTACGCCATCCAGAGCTCCCAGCACTTGCCGAGTTCTGTGGTGAAGCCGATTTCAGTCGGTTCGCCATCGCTCGTTTGCATGGTCACGAACGCGAATTCCTGGCCGCGCACGGCACTATTCTTGACATCGAAGCGAAACACATTCAGGCCGGCGTAGATCGTGACCTTGTGGCCGGTGCGCAGCAGCACGGCGATGGCGTATTTGAGGCCGGTACCGAAGAACCCGATAGGGTTGTTACCCTCTTTGACGCTAACACCGAAGGTCGAGATCGAGCGAGGATCAATCTCGCCGGGGTTTTGAAAGACAATCATCCTGTTCTCCGTTATGGTTATTGACTCATCGCCAAGCGCACAAACACGCTCTGCTCTGCACGCGCTTCGGCCACCTGTGCCGCGCGTTGGCGCTCCAGCTGCTCCACTTCCTTGATTGCGTCGTATTCGGCGGCTTTGCGCACAACGTCACGAATCAGGCTCGCCAGCTTTGCCCCTGCCTGCCGCTCGTCCATGACGGCCAGCATGATTAGCTGGCCCATCGTGTCGTCGTCGCAGAGCTTGTGCGACAGGTCGTCATTCACGCCGTGCACAGCGTCTTGATTGCCGGTCACCAGTGCGCCGAGACGGGCCGCGAAGTGCTTGTTCGTCAGCTGGGCAATCTTTTCGTCACGCAGCTCTTCGGTGGACAGGTCGCGTTTCATGTTGTCTCCGATCACATTGCCAAGCCGACGATGTACGGGCGCACGGCCAGCTTCTCGGCCACGAGCTTCTGGAACTCTTCCGGCGTCATGCTTGTGCAGTCGATCCAGCCGGGAAAGTTCGTCAGATCAGCCAGATCGACGTATGCGGGGAACGTCGCGTCGGGGCTGAGGATGAAGCGCTGTCGTGCTGCCTGCTTGCTGGTATCCATTGCGCTCTCCTGAGGTAAGGGGCTTGCTCGTTCAATGGAGCCAGTATAGATCGCTAAACTTTATCGTGTCAAGGGCTCTAAACGCAAAAGGCAAAAAAAATCCCGCTCGCAAGCGGGACTTGGTCAGAACTACTGCTGCTATTGGGTGTTGACCGGGCACAGGTCCACTGAACGGATTGTCGTTACCACGCCATTGCTGTAACGGCAGTAACGCAAAGCTCCGTTGACGGACTGGTTTTGCAGAAATCCCAGGATGACAGCTGGCGAGGTGGCGACCTGTGGCTGGGGCGATGGTAGGGTGTGCGGGCCGCTGGCCTGTAGAAGTTGTGCCGCCACGGCGAGTTGTGCGGCATTTGTTTGTTGCGCCTGCTGGGCTCGCCGTTGCCCGGCGGCCATGTTCGCCGCATTGAGAGCGCGCTGGCGGTAGTTGAATTCGCTTTCGGTGATGGTGCCAGCCTCGTATTGCTCAGCATCGCGGATCGCATCGTTCACGCGGCCAAGAAAATCGCCTGGGGCGCCGGCTTGCGCAGACAGGTTGTACAAGCCCCTGTAGTAGTCCGACCAAGGCAAAGTCCCTCGCTCGGCCAGCGGCCTTTTGTAAGCCACATACTCCTCTACGTAGCGGGTTGTGCTGCCGCCAGCAGCGCATGCTGTTAAAGCAAGCAAAAATAATACGACAGTAACTTTCCTCATGACCCCTCCGCAGTTTCCGCTGTGAAAGACTACTAATTCGCCATTGGTCACTTCTTGATTTTGAGCAAATCTAGTTCATCAAGAGCCTGGCGCACGAGCTGGCGCGTCTCGTCCTGCTTTTTTGCTATGTCGGAGAGGGTTGGGTAGGCATACGCCTCAATCAGTTTGGCCGTTACCTCAGCATTGAAGCTTCGTCCATTGTGTTCGGCTTCCTTTTCCATTCTTGTAATCAGGTCGTCAGGAAGCCGGACTGTGCGTTTCGAGTATGTCTTGGGCAGGGTCGGCATCGCG